GCCAGTGAGTCCCTCGGTGATGGCCGCCAGCAGTCCCGACATCGAGACGTAGTTAGCCACCAGCGACACCGGGTAGGTAACCCCCTGCCAGGTGATCGTGAACGTGCTGGAGCTGGTCGCAAAATCGTAGGTGGTCGGGGCCGCACTGGCCTGGAGTTTTGCTGCACTCCCCCCGGCGCCGGGCACTGCAGCCTGGCCGGGGGTATATGACGCGATAAACAGATCGTAATCGACAGAGTTAAACCCCAGCGTCACCGGCATTCCAACCACCGGCGCGATCTCCGTCAGCAGCGGGCTTGCGATAACGCTGTATCCGGCCGCCGTGGTGATCTGGTAGTTCGCCGGGGCTTTCAGTTCGACCACGGCGCCAGCGACCCAGCTGGGCGGCAGTGCGTTATCGTTCTCGTCATTATCGTCATCATCATCCGTATCCAGCCCGGTAAACGTTACGCTCGAACCGTATACGGTCATGCTGTCTGCGATAATATCGTCGGCATCCGGCGACGTCTGGGCCATATCCAGCCCGGTACCGGATGATGTCCCGCCGACCTCCGTACTGTTGACCCAGTTTTCACTGCGCTCATCGCCGGAAACGTCAGCGCCTGGCGGGTAATGGGTGCTGCTGAATCCCGGTAGCGTTGAAGCTGGCGTACTGCCAACCCGGATATCGCCATTGGTATAAATCAGATCACCTACACCGAGACACAGCAGCATCTGGACGCGCATTTTCGTAGGATCGGCGGCATCAAACCGGGTAACCGGCTGCACCACATAATCAGGGTAGATACGCACCCGGCCAAACACCTCACGAATGGCATCACCGAGTTTTGCGGTATTCGCCTTTGCCGGGTTCAGGTCGAGACTCCGCCCTGTGAATGAGGTATAGCCGCCCGTATCGATGTTGTTCATCATAAACAGCGAATAGGCTGCAGCGGCAACGGAGATACCGACGCCGATCCACGCGATTGTGGCTGCCTCCAGCCCGAAGGGGACCGGATAAAGCCGTACATCACTATCAGGGCGGATCACGCAGGTGGCCCACTCGCCTGGCGGAATTAACAGCCCCTCGACCTCAACGGTCAGCGGTGGGACATCCCGATCCTCGTAGCCTTCAACATTTGCCACCAGCCAGTTGCGAATACTGGTTACACCATGCTCATGCGTTTCGAGTGGTTCTCCGGGAAGCCGGGACGGATAAAAACGAATGGTCATTGCCAGAACTCCACTTTGACAAATCGGCGCTTAAACCGCGGCAACGGCAGAAAGGTGACGTTCGTTCCCGGATTGCATTCCGCCACATGCAGCAGGCCACCGATACTGACAACGATCCCCACATGGGTGACGGTTGATCCGGAATAGCAAGCCACTCCAGCACCTTCACAGGGATCACAACGTTTCAGCGAAAGCATCAGCTTTCTCGCTTCCCGGTCGAGTCCGCCGTCGTCTTTGGTTACCCCGGCAAAATCGGGCCAGACGGGTAAATTCAGATCGCGGCGTATCTCGTTCACAATGCCGAAACAGTCGAGCTGCGGGTATACGCGCCCGCCCTTCTGCCATTTAACAGAACGGTATTTATCAGGGTTGAACATTGGGATTCCTTAGCTGATATAACGCAGTCCGGGGAATGCAGGGAGCGTGTAGCGGTAACGCGGCCAGGCGGTATCAAGGATATTCATATAACCCGCGGTAATCTGCACTTCTGTCGCCGGCCAGGAGCCAGACTTGATTTTCAGCGTATACGGCACTTCAGCAGGGGCCGCTAAATCCGTGGAGATATAACGCCGGTACGTCAGCAATGCAGACAGACGGTTAGCCAGCGCATAGCGGATCGCCGTGGACACAACACCATCGATATTGCACAGGGCAAATTTGAGGTCCTGCGTGCCGTCCGCATTGCGCGCCGGCAGCGCAATGTCTATCGCACAGGCTGAAAACGTTACGGTATCGCCGTTCTCCGTCGTTGCCGTGATGTTCTCGTAGCCCTGGCACAGGTAGTGAATATCTGAGCCAACGGTGATCTGCAGCGTTTCAATGATCACCTCCGGGCCGCTGCTGGCGTAGAGGCGTTTAATCTGCGTCATGCTTCGGCCACTCCTTATTCAGGGCGATATCAAGCAACGAACTTCCGACTATCCATTCCGGGTAATGCCCCCATCCAGACGGCGGCAATGGGCGCTCCCAGAGTTCTACTGGCGCGGTATATCTCCAGTAAAATCCGCCTTCTGGCGTGGGACCTTTATAAATATCCGTGAAACGACATACGTAATTTTTCAGCCCTACAGGCGTTAATAACGGTATGTTGAACCACGCCGCTCCATCTGATAAATCATCCCGAAACCACGCCTCAAAAGCCTGCCCCTGGGCGTCAGAAAAAAGCCAGGCCAGATCAGTTTGGGTTGGTGTCGAGGTGTAGGCACGCCGCTGCCGTGCCCGGCCAGTTACCATCTGAGTCCGTTTCAGAGGAGATACAGGAATTAAACCAAAACTCTCTTTAAGAGGTCCAGGCAGGTAAGCGGAGGGGTAATAAAGCGTTGTGGTGATAGCCATCAGCTAATTTTCCTCCCAGAGGTCGTTTTCCCCATCAGAGCCTTATGCAAATCACCCTGACCGCTTGCGACTGAGTTAACCGCCTTCCGGTATCCCCTTTCTGCCCCCTCATCTGCAGCTTTACGGACCAGCGCCAACGTTGCATCGGAAGGGTTACCATTGATGGGGATATTGATTGTGGGCGAATAAATCGCGCCGCCGCCTGTTGACTGGTTTGCAACTCGATCCAGAGTGGCATCAAGTTTGGCGCTGGTCGCTGCGGTGGTCACCCGCTCTCCTTTTTGAAGCAACCAGGTACCTGTTTCAGGAACTGCATCAATCCCGTCATGCGCCATTCCGACTGCAGAAATATTTGAAACTATTCCAGCGGTTGCAGCAGCAACTGAAGCCATAGCAGCCAGGTTATAGGGAAAAGGATTCGCAGATGCCATGGCGATACCTTGTTGAATAGCTATTATCGATTGAGCAATGGCAACCGCTTTTTGTGCCACAAATGCAGCTTTATAAATTGCAGATTGTTCACCGAAAGCCTCTTTTGTCAGATCAACCATTGAGCCCAAACCGTCACTTATACTGCTCAGCATCAGTTGATTTCTTTGATCATTAAGAGCCTGAAGGCTTTCATCGTGCTTCTTCTTAAGGGCGAGCTCTTTTGCATCCCACTCGTCATTAAGTTCAGACTGCGACTGTCGGTATTCAGCCAACAAATTGAGCTGAGTAGAATACCAATCCTCCAGCTCCTTTTGCGCGTTATCTACCTTTCGAAGTTCCCCACTTTGACCACCAAAAAGTGGATCAATACCTGAAAATTCTGGAGCAGCTTCAAACGCATTATTAGCAATAGCTTTAGCCGCTTTAGAATAGTCGTCTGGTTTTGCAAGGCCTGATTCTTTAGCTTCCTTTAAAAGCTTGATACGCTCCTTGGTTATTTCGAGAAGTCTTTCCTCTGGAGTAAGTAACTCTTGCTGAAGGTTATAGTATTTCTCAAGTATTTTATATTTATCTATTTCTGATGCAAGACCCTCGAGCCTCAGTCGTTGCGCCTGTGTTATTCCTGATAGTTTTCCTGATGAAATATCAAATCTTAACTTTTCAAGTTCTGTAGCTTCTTTTGTTTTACCGTTAAGCTGGTCAGTAAGTGCCAGCTGGCGAAGATAGCTTTGTTCGACACTTTTGAAAGCATTAAGAACCTTATCAACAGGAGCCTTTGTTGGTTTCCCGTTTGTTCCTCCAGGAGGAAGGGAATATGGATTACCAGTCGCGATAGTCGCAGGTGCAAGGGGAAGGTTACCCGTGGTTGGTTTAGATAACTTATCTCTGGTGGCGATAAGTGAAGACAATTCATCATTTAGAGCTTTAGCGCTATCATCGACTCCTGTAAGCCATCCAAACATTGATGCATCCTGAGAGTAAATATCTTTCCTACCCTCAACTTGTTTTTGCAAATAAGTTATTCGCTCATTTACTTGGTCAATATTGTTAAGATCTATTTTCCCGCTTAATGCTGCAAACCTGTTACCTGTACTGGCAGCTAATTGCCCTGCTCCCGCAGCAGCTTTAACAAGCCACCCAGCAAGCTGAGTCACCTCAGAAACAAGATCAGAAATACCTTGAAGGACAGCAGGGTCAGTGAGCACGTCATGAAGCTTGTCGAGAGAGCTTTGCAAAGGAGACAAATCAACCTTTGCCAGCCCAGCAGCAATTTCCATCTTCAAGCCAGCTACCTGAGCTTCCATGTCTTCGAATAGTTGATTGACCTTAACAAGGTCATCTATCGAAGAAGGATCTGGAGCAACTCCATAATCTTTTGCTAAGAAAATAAACTGTTTAAGTTTCTCGTTATTATTGTCAAAAAGAGGTAAAAGTTTAGACAGATCATTCCCAAGGCTTTCAAGGATAGTTGTTTTTTCTGCATTAGTGCCAATTTTACCAAGAGCCTCACCGATTACCAGAAGTTGTTTATCTGGACTAATCCTGGATAGCTTTTCAGCAGATAAGCCAAGTGAATTAAGGGCATCAACTGCCTCGCCAGATTTATTTAGAACTGCATCACCTATTTTATCCCCAATATCTTTAAATATATCATCCATCTGATCACCAGAAACACCAGCCTTTTCCGCTGCAAATTGCCAGGCTAACAATTCCTGCGTTGATACATTCAAAGATTTTGCCCAACGGTCTGTTTCAGTAATTTGCTTAGAGGTACTCTTTAATAACTGAAATCCGGCGGCACCTACAGCGAGACCCGCAGTTACGGCAGCAGCACCAACTCCAGCAAGTGCTGCGCTTGACGCCGCAGCGTCATCCTGAACCTGTTTACTCCATTTGGCAGATGCACGTTCAGCCTTATCCATCCCAGATACAAATCCACCAACTTTTGCAACCAGATCGATGGTAAGCGTTCCTAATGACCTGCCAGCCATATTTCCTCCAAAAAAAAAGCCCGCATTTCGCGGGCATTATTTTAACTATTCTCCTTTAATCTTTTCTTTAGAGCTGGTTTAAATTCCTTCCTAATTGATATAGGAAGTCCACTCTCCAGCCTATCGATTAAAGGCATATTCATAAAAATAATATCCCCAATACTACTGGTTCCATGTTTTTTTAAAAGCATCAAAGAGAAGTTATCTACCGCCAATAAATTTACAGTCTGCTGTCCATTCTTTTCCGTAACGAAATCTTCGGATGAAAATGACTCCAGCTTAGTAAAATCCACTTCAGGTAGCGGCTTCCTCCTTCCGACAAACGATATAATTATACCAGCAAGAAATAACACAAGTGCTATTAAAATAAAATTCTGCTGCTGTGCCATCAGGCCTATATTGTTTACTCTTGTCCCGTCTCCAACATCTACAGTTACGTCCATAAAAAATAGTGAATATATTGCTAATGCAATACCGATGATCGTTAAAATTCGCCCTAATGCCTTCATGATAGTCCCTCTTGATATTGGTTACCAAAAGGGTAGCAGGTTTCCTTAAAGCCAAAAACCATAATCATGTCCAACTGTTCATCGCATCTTCCAGGCTTATAGGGCCTTCATTGATATGTATGGCAAAATCACTGATCTTAAATGGTGGAGAGTTTTTACCTCTGTTTATGTTAGCCAGTACGGAAGCTACAAGGGCTGCGCCCCACTCGGTACGCATCATGATATTGAGCGGTCCGTACTTCTCACGGTACTTGAGCCAAACCAGAAATTCCCTACGACTCATCCGCTCCTGAGCCTCTGCGATGGTGTGGCCTCCGATGCCGTTCATCACCAGTTCACACCAGAATTCATCCTCGCCGGTTAGCTCGTAGTCTTTCCCAGTTCATTAACTTCCTGAATAACAGCTAAAAGAGCAATAACAATAGGCCCGTCGAGAGCACCACGTTCTTCTGAAGCGTTACCAAGTATGTCAGCTTCCGTAAAGATAGATTTACCTTCTTCATTACAAATTTGGGCCGCAATCAGGCCTGCTACTGGATCATGGTTCCCTTTCATTGCAAGAAGGTCTGATTTCACCGAATGATAGCCCATCGGTCGCACAAAGACGGTTGCTCTATATTCTTTTCCATCTCTTCCTTTCCAATTAATTTCTTTCTCTACAGGGCGACCAGTAAATGCGCCTGACTCTTTTAAAGTGTCGATGGTGAGAAGCATTTGTATTCTCCTTAATATGCGGGGTCATACCCCGCATATAATTAACTTCCAGCTTGTGTTTTACGTACCCAGAGGCCTGGCCCGCTACGCTGCATCGTGGCTGCGGTAGACACCACGGTATTACCCTGGAAGTCGAACGGAAAATCGCTAACATACGCGCGGAAGGTATACCAGGTACGGTCAGTTGGCAGAACCATCTCACCAGCAGAGACTGTAGGCACCGATTCACCATCAGACCAACCAATAGCCCAGTGGATCAGTTCATCCTGGTATTCATCCAGCTCCGCCAGTTGCCACATCAGATAATGCGAGTCATTCACTGGATCGGCATTAATTGTTACTGAAGCCTGCCCGGGAGTGCGAAGCCCTTTTTTATACGTCCGGCTATTACGCTCGCTAAGGCATGTATCTTCAATTTGATCTGCCGGGTTCGCACCGGGATTAAAGTTAGTTATGCATTCGATCTCATGAATGACACCGCGGATTAGCGCGTACAGCTGGGTACCCTGCGTTAACACAGACATAGTTCTCTCCAAAATAAAAAACCGGCACATGGCCGGCGTTAGGAAGGTTTGTTGAGTTAGGTGATTAGCGTTTAACTATCCAGTCAACGTCGAATGAATAGCGGAAGCGTTTTGTTTCAGGGTCGCGGCTTTGGGACCCCCAGCGGGTGATATAGGCATTTGGTTCGATAGCATCACGCAACGCTTTTGCAACCTCTTGAGCTGATGTCACAGTGTCCGAATATACGTCCACCTGTAGCGTATAGCTATCGACATCGGGGCGCCTGTCCAGATAGTTTTCCGGTACTCCGCTGATGTTTTGCCACAGCGCGTAGGGATAAACGATATTGTCATCCTGCAGACCGAACGGATAAAGTCGCACGGGAGAGCCTAACAAATCCCTGACAGCCTGGCTGGCCGCGCAAACAGCAAATATTGGTGCGATCATCCACTTCTCCCCTTCTTAGCCGCTCTGGTTATCGCTCGATCGACAGACTTTCCATATTCTTCAACGAAAGTTCTCGTTGCGTCTTCTGCGCTGGATTCAGCTGCCGGCCGCATGAAAGGTTCAGCTCGCATCTTTTCCGTTCCAAATTCCAGTAGGCGCCAGTGAGGTGTAGGGGCATTTTTAGCTTTATCGGGATGCTTTTTCAGCACTGCTCCATGCAAAACCCCAATTCTGAATGCAAGGTTCCCGTTACGCTTAAACTCGCGGCCATTCCAGCGCACTGCAATGTTATCTGCTATGCTTCGGCCTGTTGCAGGATCATCGAGCCGGCTTGCATTAGCCTTTGCCCTGTTAGCAATTATGTTTGCCGCTTTTCTTAACGCTGCTCGCCCGCCCTTACGCTTCATATCATCGGTGATTGACTCAAGCTTACCCAGTAACTCATCAACCCCGGTCAGCTTAAACTCAACCCCGTCAGCCATCGTTTACCCCCTCCGAGCAGGGCAACGTTAAATACTCCAGACCGCTATCAGGATCGGGAAGTACCCCCTCAATGTTGAAAATCTTCCCTCGATATAAAATGCGGCATTTAGGAGTAATATCGTTTCGCTGACGGATTGTGATCCTGGTAGTAATCTCGTTCTGGGTTGCCTGTGCCGATGTAAATTCCCTGGCGGAAAGGGGATATACTTCAGCCCAAATCCCATTATCTGCAGTTGACTGAACAAGGTTAACCCAATTTTTCACTACCTCTCCGGTCAATGGATCCTGCACCGAGACGGATTTCTGGGGAATAACACGATGTCGGAGTTTGCCGGCCTGCATATTACCCCCTCGTTTTTTGACTCAAGTAAACGGGGCGCTCGTCCCCCAATGTAGTAATTTCAATATCTTCATCTGCGGCCAGCGACTGGATAATGACGTCCCTCAAAGCGTTATTTGATTCAGCCAGACGGTTTATCGCTGCCGTTTGCTCTCTCTGTGCTGCTGTCTGCTCTTTCAACGCTGCGATCAGCGCGCTTACCTGTTGCTCGTTCATAGGCAATTTTCGTCCACTTTTTAATCCACTCGCGCCGCCTGGCGCAACCTGAACAGGCCATAATGTCCTCGTTAGAAAATGGTTGGCCGACGCAGATCGTAAATCAGCATCGTTACTGAGAAGGGAAGCTCACCCTGCTGAAGTTTTTCTTCCTCTTCTCCGTTGCGGTTGCGATCGAGGTAACCGAGAAGAATTAGAAGCGCACCCTGCACACGTTTAAGCGGCTCCCCCTCAATCAGATTCCCATCGCTGCTTACAACCAGTTCGCGGCTCCCCTGGATGTAGGAAAGCAAAGCTGCACTGCCTGACTGGATTTTCAGGAGCAGATCGCCATCACCTGCGTCATCGTCAATGCGCAAATGCTCTTTTGCTTGGGGTAAAGTTACAAGCTCAATCATACTTTACCCCTCCCATCCCGCCCGCGCTTGGCGGCCAGAGTCCAGCCTTTAGAGCCAGTTTCACCCGGCTTATCCTGCGTCTGTTCGTCACAGTGCCAGAGTGAACCGCCCCATGTAACCGTATCGCCAGGCAGGTACTCATCGCCCGATTTGAATACGCCGCGGTACACCATAGTCGGTATATCAAAAGATTTTTTCTCACTGGCACCGCTGGCACGGTTGACGGTGACAATGAAATTTCGTTGACCATTCATGCTTATATCAACATCTGATACGCCATCGACGATGCATTCCCAGCCACGCATACCATGGGTTTTCTCGTAAGCACGCCAGAGGCCTCCGTTGTGGGTGGCATAAGAGCCGCGCGTATAGCTCTTTCCTTCATCAATGAAAGGCTGTATTTCCAGTTGTAAGGCATCCCGTCCGTCCTGCGCCGGCGGTAACGCGGCGACCGCATCGTCCACTGCCTGCTTCAGCACTGCCGGATCGTAGTCTTTGCCGTCACGCGGGACCGGAATTTCACCAACCGCTGCGGTGACTAACTCCTGCAGCAACGGCCGCACGTCTTCCGGCGTCACGCTCTTGCCATCCTGCGCCGGCGGCAACGCGGCGACCGCATCGTCCACCGCCTGTTTCAGCACCGCCGGATCGTAGTCTTTGCCGTCACGCGGGACCGGAATTTCACCAACCGCTGCGGTGACTAATTCCTGCAGCAAAGGTCGCACGTCCTCCGGCGTCACACTCTTGCCATCCTGCGCCGGCGGCAACGCGGCGACCGCCTCGCTGACCATAGCGCCGATATCCGGTAATTCAGGAATTTTCGGAGCCGGGAGGGATGCCACTGCATCAGCCAGTTGTGCTGTAAAGTCAGGTGCCGTGGTATTCTTCAGGGTCGAAACTTCCTTGGTGAGCGCTGCCAACTTTTCTTCTGTTTCCTTTACGTGGTCGCCCAGACTTTTTCTGAAAGATTCACGTAGTTCGCTTAGCGCCTCGGAGAACTCCTCTCCAAGAGCCCTGATAAGGGAGAGTTCACGTTCATTCATTTAGCTAACAATCCTCGCAGCATCGCTTTTGCCGCCGTCAGTTCAGATTCAGACATGGCTTTCCCGCCCGATTCCTCTGGCACCGTGACGCTGCTGGCACCAGATTTGGCAAATGGATCATCAGAAGCATCACGCCGTGCCAGCGCTTCAAGGCTGTAGTTTTGTTGCTGAAGATACAGCGCATCACCGCCGGGTAAAGGAGGAAGATTTTCACTCCTGCGCGCCTCATTTGGTGTCAGGATGGTATTTTTTACACCTTCGCCAAGAGACTTGATACGGCGCTCACTATCCATACGCAGCAGAGCATTAACATCAAACTCCGTGCCCGTTTCGCCATCAAGATCAAAGGCTTCATCCAGCAGCAATTCTATCGACTCAATGAGCGACTGAAGGCACTGAGAATAATATTGCTGATCCTGCGCTTCGATATTGTCGTGAGTGGGGAGTTCACCAACACCCACTTTATAGGCCGGGACGTGAAACACAGAACATATGATCTGAGCCGTCATACTCAGTTGTTCGACAGTCTGTGCATCAGCAGCAGATACTGTTGTGGGATTGTACTTAGCCCCGTTACTTAGAATGGCTGTCTTGCCGGCATTCTTGCCAGAATATCCTGAGTCCCAGTTTTCCTTTATTTTTCTGGCGTTTTCTTCAGTGAGGGAACCAGGCACCTCAATAACACCGCTGGGCTTTCCACCGTTACGGAAAAAAAAGGCGGAGTTTTCCTGAATATGGTGGCCCTGCATTGCCGCCAACCCAGCTGCGTAAATGGGAGACAAACCGATGAGAGGATGAAAGAGGCAGTTGAAGCGATCGTGAATCACCTCCCGCGCCGGGACAGTAACTGACGATTCAATACCGGTCATGTTATCAGGGTTTATCTGATAGAAGACAGAGCCATCATCCGCCACCAGCGGCGTAACCTTGCGCCAGTCAAGCAGCCTGAGTTCACTAATGTTTCCGGCGTTATTGCGGATTTTTAACGCCACCGTATTTCCGTGACACAGTTTGGAGTTCAGCCAGTTCTCGAAGAACTGGATTCGGTTCTGAAAGGCATTCGGCCTTTTGTACAACGCCGGAATGTCCCCTGATTTTACCTCCTGCATGACTCCCTTTGAGTCGCGCCGCATCAGCCGTGGCGGCATTTTGGCAATATCACTCGCAATCAGCGATATGCAGGCAAAGACAGCATAATAAGAAAGAACGGTATCCTGACTGACCTCAAGGTTACGCTGCCATGCCCCAGCAAACGGCTCATGTATAGAGCTGTATAACGGGTTCCAGCCTCCGCGACTGGCAGGCTGCTGCAGGGCTTTTTCATTTCCCTGTTTTCTCCGGAAAGGATTCCACATTAGCCGTTCTCCGCTTTTCGCTTATTCTTTTTGCCATCGGTACGGGCACCGGTGAAATATTCGGCCTTGCCAAGCAGCACCAGCACCTTTGCGCAACGATCGTCCACGGCTTTCACATCGCCCGGCGCCGAGTCATGGGTACGTTGCAGATATCTGATTTTTGCCATGCAATGCGGCGGGGTTTCCCCCGCCCTCCTTCCGCTGTTTAGCTACCCTGGCTTGAGCTGTAGTTCACACCAGAGATAACCGCTACCGCTGCTGTACGGCGGCGCTTCCAGTTGATCCAGCGCTCAGCACGAATGGCCACGCTGTTGGTCTGGAACATGGAAACCAGTTCAGTTCCGGCCGGAGTGACGCTGTCGCCGGTCGGATCGCTTTCCATTTCCAGAGAGGCTTCACGCGACATATCCACCGCCACGCCACCATCATCAGCCAGATAAATATCCGGGGCGTTAAGCAGCGTCAGGTTGGTGCCAGCGTACTGGGAAACAATAGCCGGAAGGCCCTGAAAGGTGCCGCCAAGCAGGGTCATTTCCGGGTACATTTTCTGTCCCAGGGCATTTTTCTTCATGGACAGCGCCAGCGCGTTGGTGCTGGACATGATCCATACGCCGCCAGTCGGCTGCAGGTTATTCGCGACAAACTGAGCGAAGGCTGCTTCCGCATCAGCATCCGGGTCGCCGGTGGATGGTACAGCCACGATACCGTTGGTAACCGAGGCCGGAGAGACGTTAGCAACTTCAGCTTTAACCGGGTTGATAAAGTCCGTATCCAGACGGGCGATGACAGCTTCTGCCAGGGCGTTACGCACCAGTGCATCGGCTGCCGGATTGGAGAAACGGATCAGCTCATCGGTCAGCACCGCGATAGCGGCGACCTTAGCAAAGCTGAAAGTGATCGACTCAAAGTCGAATTTGGTCAGTGGCTTGGCCTTGCCCTGTCCAACCCAGTTTGCCGAACCGCCGGAAGTCTGTGCCGGAATACGGATATTGAACGGGACCTGGCGCAGGGCAGGAATACCACCCTGACCGAAACGGCCGATAATGGTTTGCGGGCGGAGGAATTCAACAAAATCATTTGCATATTCCTGATACTCCACCAGCGCGCCAGCCCACTGAGGATCAGTCGTTGTACCAGCACCTACAGCGGCCTTCAGTACATGGTGAAGCTTCGCATCATCAGGATACTGTTTACGGGCAATCTCCAGCGCTTCGGAGCGGCTGCCGTTAGCCGCGGCCAGCGCTTTCGCGAAGCGGGCAAAGGCGATTCCTTTTTCCAGTTTTTGCTCGACACGGATAATGCCGGGCGCACCAGTCTTAACCGTAGTGACTTCGCCATTAGCGGCTTTTGATACCGGTTTTGCGGTCGATGCCATATTGCTTTCCATGTCGCGAAGACGTTTCAGATGCTCATCAACTGCCTTAATTTCGGTAGACGTGTTGTCGTAGCTTTCGGTTTCTTCTGCGTCAAGCGTACGTCCTTCATCAGCTGCTTTACTCATGATGTCGCTGAGTGAGGCTGCCAGCGCTGAACGCTTCGCTTCGAAGCTCTTAATTTGTTCTGAAATATTCATCGAATTGATTCCTTTTTTGGTATTGGTTGCTGTAGCGCCAGCGGTTTTAGAGGTTTTCACTACCGGCTTCTCAATGCCAGACGCGGCAAGAAGCTGGCGATCGAAAGACTTAACGGTCTGGATGGAACATTCTGCGTTTGCAGGAATAGTCACCGCCGATACTTCAAGCAGGTCCCAGGACAAAAAGCGGATACCGCCTTCATCCAGGAAGGAGTACTCGATCGGTCGAAAGCCAATAGACAGCCCCCGGACCAAACCCGCCTTTATTGATGCCCAGGCTTCATCAAGACGAGCAACCAACTGCGACGGCATATCAGAAGTTGGTTTCACCAGCTTTGCGGTGATCTGCAATCCTTCCTTCACCATTTTTGGTGTGCATGTGCCGATAGGTTGCGATCGGTCGTGCTGCCAGAGGAACGGCGTGTCACTACGGAATTTCGCCCCCTCGGGCTCCATGATGTCACCGTCACGATCTGGTGACGGTGTGGAGGCGATGCCGGTAATAATCCGATCATCCTCGTTTACCGACTTCACCGTCATGAGGGTACAGGCACGCTTAAGCGTCATTTACTGTCCTCCAGAAATGAAAAAACCCGCCTGAGCGGGTCATTAACTGACGTGTTTGTTATACGAAAAATACCTGGTAATCTTTTTTAGCAGGTTCAGGGTTAAGGGCCATGAGAGAAACGGCGTTAAACAATGCCATCAGTGGATCAATCTTGCCCTTACCACTGGCCTGTTTGGTGATCAGAATGGCGTTGCCTTTCGGCTCAACTCTGGCGTTTCCAACACACCAAGCCATCATCGGTTGACCACCATGTATCAATATGCCTTCAGCAAGTTTTCTCTCTGTGGTTTTAATTGCTCCACCAAGGCGCCAGCCCTGGCTGACCCCAACTACCGCATCGGCGGGAATACCTACCTCAATCAGCGCATCGAGTATTTGTCCGACACCAGACGGGTCAATACCAATCTTGTCCAGCAACTCGGCAGCGTAGATACGGCTGACGTATTCAGCCACCTCTTCCGTATCCTGTCCGACGCGCTTCACAATGGTCAGATCGCCGGCTTTCACGAAGTCATTAAATCGGGACTCTTCACTTTTACGCCGGCGGATCGCTATCTCATGTGCCCACGCATGACACCAGCAGAGCCACTCTCTTGTTTTGGCATCACGCCCAACCGCAGAGGCTCCCAGCAGGTCATCAAGGCCGCCGCCGTCTATACCGACGGTGATCACCTCTGAACGTCGCAATAAATCTACAAAACTGACTCGCTGCGCCTGCTGTTCCCAGAAATCGACGCCTGCCCAGCGGTCGCTGCGCAGGTTAAGGCCAATCTCGATGTTGAGATGCTTTGCCAGAAACTGCTGCAGCGTGCCGTCAGTTTTCGCCTGGTTCTTTCGCAGGTTATCGGCTATCCACTCCGGACTGACGGAAAGCCCGATGTTCGGGTTGGTGATATAGAAGTTCTCAGGCTGCAGATAGGCCTTGCTCTGGATCATGCTGTCCGGGAATTCATAGAGGATGCCCAGCGTTTTAGGATCGCTGATTTTGCCGTCGCGCACATCGCGCCAGTAATTGAGACGCTCTTTAAACACGCCCGCCGGCGGGTCATCGCTCTGCGTGGTAAGGTAAATAACCCAACCCTCATTACGCGATACCTGGCCGCCAAGAGCTTCCATAAACATCGCCTCTGCGTTGGCACGCTTGCCGAAAAGCCAGAGTTCGTCGACGAGGATCCGGCCTGATTTCTTACCGGAGACCGTGTCGGTATCAGCGGCCACCACCTTCAGCGTATTCCTTGTCACCCGGTGTGTGATAGTGCGGATATGATCCTGAATCTGGAACATATCGGACAACTCTTCATCAGCACGTATCATGCCTGCTGCAGGTTTGAAGCTGTTATCGGCGACCTCCTTTGTCGGCGCCAGAATCAGATGCTCTTCATCCTCGCGCCAGCAAAGGATCAACGCGGTAAGCATAATTCCGGCGGCGATCGTCGATTTTGTGTTTTTTTTTGAGATCAACAGACCATATTCGCGGATAAGCTGATTACCCGTCTCGGCGTCGTATCCTCCGAATATCACTTTTACAAAATCGAAGACCCAGTCTTCAGAACACTCCCCAAAAGTTGGCTTACCCGGGAGATCTGTAACCCGCAGTTCACGGAAAATGCCCAATGCCTGCTCCGCCTGATCAGCGTAAATCGGCGGCGGGATAATGGACTCGCCTGCAATCAGACGCGATTCCCAGTCCGGACAAGCCGTAGACCACTGCGCCATAGATTACCCCTTATTGTTAACGACGAGTTTTGGCGGTGCCATTGCTCCAAACTTTCCTTTGCCAGCAGCTACTTTTGCTGCAGCATTTCGGGCATCTTTTTTTCCTGTTTCTCCCTTTTTGGGATGGATGTAAGGAAGCATGGCCTTTGCTGCATCCTTTCTGACGTCAATTTCTTCAGTTGAATCGTTCATGACCGCCATCAGAAACTGAAGAGGATCATCAAACTGGCCGACAACTATGGGGCCCTTGGCCGGTGCCACTGCCCCTTCTTTTTTTTGCGGTGAGTTTACTGCTGGGGTGTAAACCTTTTTACCGTAGGTGGGAACGTCGTCAGTCTCGATGACTTCCTTTTTTTTACGACTAATAAACGCGATGACTTCCGGGTCCTTTGCAAGCTGCGACCCTTTGGACCGTGCGGATTTCTCCGAATACCCCGCCTTTATTGCCGCATCTTTCTGAGACATGCCGGACATCAGCGCGACCGCGAATTTTCGCTTTTGCGCTGTTAACATGTTTACACCCTCCAAAAGGGGATTTTTTCTGTGCGTGAGAGGGGGCGCGGTGTCCAGGCCCGCCGACGTTTACTCCAAACCCTCCCCCCCACCTGCAAATGAAAATAGTTATCATTAACAATGATATGGTTTCAAATGAAATCATTTTCAAGCGATATTGATATTGATTCCTATTTGCCTAATAGACCTGGGCAGATGCCGCTTCGCCCTCATCTGGTATTGAGTGCTTCAATGCCTCTTCATCTGGCTGACCACCAGCGGCTTCGCGAGCAGACTTACCGGCATGACATTCAGTACAAAGCGTCCATAGATTTTGCTCTGAGTTGTCACCCCCAAACTGAAGGGCGATCCGGTGATCGAGTTCACTCTCGTGAAGGTCAACAACACGAGAGCACATGCAGCATTGTCCACTGTCACGAACCCAGATGCGCCGTTTAAGACTTACCCGGGCACCACCGCTAATGCGGCGATGCTCCCCATAAACCGGCTTGATACGGCGCGTATCGATTACTTTTAGCCGGGGCTTTAAAGTCGTCAGCTTAGCCATATAACCTCCATGCCCGTCGCCGTTCATTGCGATGCTGACCATCAGGGTGCTTCTCGACAGGTTTGCCATCAGCATGATCCACCAGCGAATAACACGGGTATATCACCGGGCCGCCGCAAGCGTCACCAACAGCATAATCAGCAGGTTTATTTGAATCCCACCGCGTCAGCACCTTCTGGATAAGATTCACCGGGACGCTATAACACACAGCATGTACAAGACGTAGCAGGGAAATGTGATCGGCCCGGATGCGATCAGCGGCAATTAGCTTAGTGGCTATCTCCAGCTGATAATGCGGAGGGCGGCCTGTACCGAGATAGAAAGAACATAAGGTGTCAGGGAAGCGGCCGAGCCATTCAACAACCTGAGCCTCAAAACCCGTCGCTGGTATTGCGTCATCCTCAATGATCACCACCCGACAATCTTGCTCGGCAGCCCACTCAAGAGCACGCCGGTGATTCCATGCTGCCCCATGATCTTCTGGGTCGATCATCACGTGGGCAGATGGCCCGATTTGGTACGCCAGCGCTCTCGCCTGTTGCTCTCTTGAATGATGCCCAACCACCACAAACTTTATTTGTGTTTCCACCAGGCAACCTCCTTACCGAGTCCATCGGTTTTGAACACGGAGTGAACCAAGGGGCCGGTGATAATCCTGTCAGCGAATGACTGCGCCACAAGGCCAAATGCGATCATGTCACCAACCGCTGCGCCAGCCTGCTCTTTCTTCCAGAAGCGATAACTCTCGATCCGGTAATAAAGACGGATAATGCCGTGAGCGAACGACATTACATCAGCGCGGGAACCACCCAGAAGGCCAGCATTAAGCATTACATCGTTGCGGTGCGCGTCGATGAACTCCTGATAGATACGCTCTGGATGATTCTGCTTTGCCCAGATGTCGGCATAGGTCTTAGGTTCTGAACCAACATAGACCTTACCGGGAAGCATTTCTTCCCACGGCGCGCGGAGCATTTCGACATCGGTACCATCCGTACACCAGACGAACCGATATTCAGGATGCTCGCGAAGGTGCTGCCAGATGTGCAGCCAGCGCCGGAAGTAGACGTTCATCTTGACGTCGGGAACGTGGTACAACTCTATGCCAGCCGGGGCCGTTTGCAGTTCATCCACCAGCGCGATACCGACACACTGTCGAAGCGAGGAAGCCCACTTGTTCAGCATGTCAGGCAATGCCGACATTTTCGATCCGCGCTGCGGGTCAGGCTGGCTGGTAAGCAACGTTGTGATTACAACGTCACTCTGCCGCCGGTACTCTACATAACCAGTAAAGCCGGTATCACGCCGCTCGTTGTGGATCTTCACATTTCGTTCTACCAGCGCGACACGGTCAGGCTTTGGTACTGACCGCTCTACCGCCTCATGCTCATCGAGAGAATGAATACGTTTTTCGGAGCCAGTTACATCGGCATAAGCCCACGTCGTCAACCCGGCGTTATGGATGCGCAGGGCAAGGTCGCTGTGTTCATACATACCGCGACCGTAGACAGGATCGAAACCGCCTACTTTCTCTATCGCACTACGATGGTAATACAGCATGACCCCACGCTGCCCGGTATAGGCAACATGCCTTTCATCCCTGTAGAGTACCGCCAGATCATTCAGCTTATTGCGGCCAGCAAGATCGAGGAACTGATAAGCCAGATGTGGCTCCTGTGACTCGATGTAAGGTTGGTGCCAGTCGTCGGCTATTGGCCAGGCATCATCGTCCCACAGGAAAAGATGCTCACAACCGGCTTCCATGAGCACAGACAGACTGGCGTTCTTCGAGGCCACAATACCGAGGGATTTATCATGCCTCAGCAGTTGCACACCAGAAGGGACGACAGCGGCGGGGATTGAACCATCATCTACTACTACCACCAGCGCACCAGCAGGTAGATGCTTCATGTGCTGTTCAATGGCTCTCTTCAATACCTCTGGACGCTGATGCGTGGTGATTGCAATTCCGACCCTTAAGTTTCCATTTGCCGCGGGCAAATATTCAATGCCGTCAATAATGACACGCATCATTCACTCCTTGGAAACAGAGTTAACCACCGTTTGGTAGTTGCGAGCGGCGGCTTCAGCTACAGCCTTTTTTATCAAATCAACCTTTTGTGAATCTCCATCGTCGTCTAAACGGATGGTGATTTGGTTTTCGGCATGCTCGTTATCCATATTAAAAACTGCAGTTATTAAGGGTATGCCCTTCGCATCGGTATCAACTGTCGTTGAAACCTGCCCATCAAGAAGATTACCGTCTACTGCAATTCCGTAACCCATAAACCGACCATAGCGATAGACCTTTGCGACCTGGAATTTCATGAGCGTTTCCTTTTAGACGTGAGCCTGTCGCACAGCCATGCCGCCCGAGAGGTAAACGCTACCTAACGGCATAGCCCAGGCTCACTACTGAAAGACTCTCTTTGTGGGGCGCGTGCGATGCGCATAAAAAAGCCCCGCATAAGCGAGGCGTAACCATTACGGATTAAATCACCACCAGCGGTTGCTGGTAGCTTAAAGAAGTTGTGGTGGTCGGTGCTGATCTCCGGCATTCCGTTGGCGCTTAGCTGGGAACCAACGGCGCGACTTGCTTCGCTTCACATCCACGCGCTGCGCATCAGCCTGCGCATTCACCACAATTTGACATTATCACAGGCGCTCAGCGAGTGCCTGCTGTAATGCCTTAGCTCGCCTGCTCTGCGATGGTATCAAACAGCGCCAGCGCTTCGGTCGCTTCCTGAATCGCTTTACGGGTCTTCGAGACAATCTCACTTTCAGTGAAGACGCGATCGAAAGAGTCAGCGAATAGCTCAGCTTTCAGATTGCTATCACCAACCCAGTCAATGGCCAGCTTGGCCGCTGCAGTGTCGTAGTTAACTTTCTTGATGATAGTCAGTCGGATTTGTTCTGCAGGTGTAATTTCTGACATGTTTTACCTCTGTGCGATGTGGGGAGCATTATCGAAGCCACTCGGCAGAATGGCTCCTGTAATGCTTTAGCTGCGGTGCTCCATTATTAGGAATGCCCCGCTACGCTTGTTATATCCGAAATGTTACCTAAACTAACTTATGACTTTGCTCTGCCATGACAAAGTCTGCCGTTCTACCCGTGAGCTTATGGATGAGCCACTCTCAAGCCTTCCTGGCTCTCAGTTTTATTCTCAACCAGTAGAAAATAAACCAACTTCGTGGCTACAATCAGTCATTGGCTGGCTGTACAGCACCCCGTAGCTTTGGGATTTCCTCCACGGGGTTTTTTATAACACTTAAGGCAGATGCTTCGGTTTAGCATTATCGAAGCCCCTTAGCTCAGGAGCTTCTGTAATGCCTACTGCTGGGCCCTGTGTTCGTAACGGGAAATGGTCTTGCCGTTTGCGTTCATCACATAGGCCACCTCCCCCTGCTTCAGGAACACGTTCTGGTCCATTCCAGACACTGAGATACTCTGCTGATTGGGGTTGAAACCAACGCTCAGGCCGCTATGGATTTCTTCGCCGCCGCCAGGCGACATCACTTTTACTGTCAACATGCTTCTTCTCCTACTTCTGGTAATAAAAATGCCGCACGGTGGCGGCACTGATCGAATATCAGGATGTTGCAAAAAGTAACGCTCGCTTATCTTTGAGTTTTCACACAAAAAGTAAGGAGCGTTTTAATGTCCGTTGATAATCAGAAACTTTTACAGAAAATCGTCGAGGAGCTGGAGTCACTCAAAGGTGAGACCGAGATCTTATCTATCGCTGTATCCTGCCTCTTCAGCGAGTTGCCAACAGATAGCGCCAGTAACGTGAGGGCTAAATTCACAAAATCCGTGAATGAACTAAAAACAGCGGCAGCAGCTAGTCGGAGGAGGTCGCGTCGCGACGTATATTCAAAAGCTCTGTCAATGATGACCAAGCCTGAGTAATTTCGGCATCAAGGTTGCTAAGGAATACGCTTCTGGCATCCTGCGTGTTCCTTTCCTCTTCCGGCTTTAATGCTGCCGGCACTGCAACAGAGATGTTGATCGGCAGGTTAAGGCTTCTCAGTTCATCCTTGAGCAGGCGCACCTTTTCGATGACTGAATCAATGGCGTTGTCATCAATTTCAATTACGAGTTTTCGTTCTTTCATAGATACTCCGTTCCGGGCATAAAAAGTCCCGCTATTGCCAGTCATCACGATTGAAAGTTGCCACAGAGTAGCGGGCAATATTTCTCCGCTATACTGTTAAATCGCCGAGCTCAACAGAACAGGAATGAAAATATGATCGATCATTACTATGTAACTCATGCTCAACTCCTGGCGCTGAGAAACGTTGTTGCTTTTATTGTGCAAACGATGCCTGAAGAACAAAAAGAGAGTGTCCTTCAGGTTTTGAAAAAATTTGCTGAAATAGAATTAATGGATGGTATCGACGCGCCGCCTACGAGTGATATCACCCCGAAAACAGTTGAGAAGTTAAATAAAGCCTACAAGGCAATCTTCACTGACATTATCGATCTTTCAACGCCTGGCAGGAAATCTGCTTCAGCAAGCTACCTGCAATAGCTCTCGACCTTATCTCCATGATGGCCAGAACGTTCTCGTCTGGCCCTTTCTCAAGTTTGCTCAGTCGAAATTCAATATTCTTTGCCTTGGTCATCGCGTAACCCTGCCGGTTAGTTGCGGGCAGTTAGCCTGCACTGATTTGTTTTGCGCCAGGATGTCACGCTTGGTCTGCTTATCCAGCACGTCGATATCGTGGTCGGTCAGGTAGATGACCCTCACCCAGCTGCAGGCCGTATCAACGACTACCGGGGCGGGTAAATCTTTCGCGCAGCTCGCGATCAACATAGTCATCGCCCATACGCTTAACGTCTTCCTGTACATCACAGGCCCCTTTCGTGACTTCAGCACGGCGTTCTGCCGCGGCGACAGTAGCAGCGGCGTTTTCTTCGGTACGCTGCTGTTCGGCTTTGGCTTCAGCCTTACTGGTCCCGCGAGCATGACCGATGCCGAACGCGCCAGCGATAGCACCCAGGATGACAACCACCAGCCCCGCGATAGCTTCGATTCCCATAATCACACCACCAGTACCGATTTTGCTTTCAGAAAGCGAGCGCGCCGGTCATCAATACCGTTCTGTCCGCCGTTGATAATCTGCGTGATCCGGACAAGATCACCTGGATATTTCAAGCAACCTTTTGAGACATAGAACCACGCTGCACTACGGGCCGCATACGATGACTGCTCCAGTAATTCTGGCTGTGCCACCAGATCAGCCTTCAGCCCGGCGCTGCAGTCCCGGTAATTAGAAAGTCCGGTTATTTGAATAAGTCCGCGCCCTCGATAAACCCAGCCATCAGTTGCCCTGTTGTTACCCAACCGCTTGCTATAGACAATGTTGGCGATAGCCCGCTGGCGCTCCAGGGGTAACACTTTTTCCGACTGGCTGCGCCCGAGGGAATTGGCCTGATCCTGCGTTAACCTGCCGTAACGAACAAAATCAGCAAGCCCGGCGATGCTGTAGTTGAAATTCTCCACTACCCTGTTAAACCCGAGGCTTTCATGGCCGCACTGAGCAATGAACATTGCCTGGTCGATAGCGGAAGTGATGCCGAACTCTTTCATCGCGGCTGTAATATGCGGAAACCAGCGCGCAGCTAACCCGGCGCTGATGCCAGCCGCCTTCTGGAATTGTGATTGATTCATTAGTGCCTCAGTGTATCGACCAGACGCGCCACGTTACCCCGTGCCCACAGCACGGCGGCGCATATCATCACGTTTGCCATTACCACCAGCCAGTGGGACTGTACGTAAAGACCGAAGATAAATTGGAAAGGAATACTCGCGTAAATCAATACCAGCAAGTAAGCAAGAATGGAGATACCAGGACGATGCCTGGCACCGCGACGTTGATAAAACATCAAAGCGCAGACAATAACGGCACATATCACCGCATTGGCCAGCGCTGCCGGGTCATTTATTACCACTCGAACCTCCTCCCCTTAATCGGGAAAGTAATCCGAACAGGCTGCTCAAGTCCTGGCTGTTAATGAAAGTCAGGACCTTGATGGTGACAGCAGATGCCACTACCGCACCGAGCGCATCAAGCGGACGATCTGTATAGCCTGTCCAGGTAGTAAATTTTGAGCCTAATAATCCTGCAGCCAGAACACCGACAATAAACGACGTCATGAAGTAAGCTATTTGCCTTCCACGTGTCAGGTTTGCGGTCGTTGCCACATAAAAAACCGCGCCGCCAAAAGCACCAAATACCACACCAAAATCGGTATGGGTGATAACGCCATATACGACGGAACCAATTAAACCGCCGCCAAAAATCAGGCCGGTACCAGTTAAAGGATCGGACATTTAGCCCCCTCTTTATTGCTGTGAGTCCTCTCATAAGCGAGGGGAATAAAAAAGCCTGCAATAAAGCAGGCTAAAAAACACTCTGTCAAAGGCACCCTGGGATGCCTTTTGCACAGTGTCAGGACTTGCTTTTGAATGGCCAGTAACGGCAGGCTGCCAGCGCAGCGAGGATAACCACCAGCATAACCATATCCATCAGCACGCCCGCCAGCCGCCAGGCTACGAACAGTAGAACGGCAAACAGAGCCCAGAAACAAAGCCTGCGCAGCATGATTATTTACCGTTGGTACCGAGCACCCGGCTCAGGTTTTTCAGAAGGACGGTCGAGGCTGTTTCCAGAACCTCATCACCCGCATCAGTATTGGCGACCACCAGCGTTTTAGTGCAGGGAACTTTGACCTTCGAATCGCTAATCCAGCCTGACTCAGTCACCGCTTTTTTCAGCTCGTACACAGGTTTCCCGTTCGGCAGCTTATCGTCTACGTGCCAGCCATTCATGTCGATCATCGTCAGGCCGCTGCCTTCCTGGTTAACCGCCTCCAGAAATTTATTCGACCTGTCCGGCGCAGAGACCCAGAGGAAGGCGTCATACTCGCCAGTGGTGACTTTCGCCAGCGAGCGCACACCGCCTTTGGCGTAAGTCTCAACTTTGGCATAATCCTTTTCCAGTCCCTGCAGATATTGCCAGGATGCATACGATCCGCTGGTTGGCTCACCAACTGCGATTTTCACACCCGCCTTTAAATCCCCTTCGTCGCTGATCTTGCCGCCCTTCTTCACCGCGACAAAAACGCATTCATCAGCCAGTTCGCCGATAATGTCTACCTTCTGCGCTTCGTTGCTGTGTCGACTGCGCCAGAACTGGAAAGCATCAGCCTGGGTGAAACCGATCTGCGCGGTACCGCTGGCCACCTTGTCGAGATTGTCCAGCGAGCCTTTGCTGGGGGTCACCGTCGAACTGTAACCATACTCACTCAGGGCGCTGGCGAGGTTCACGCCGTACACCGCATTGTAGGTAAGACCCTGCTGGCCGGTAGTAATGACGACTTCAGCAGCCGAAGCGGCGTTACTCAGGCACAGCGAAGCGACCACGATTGCGGCCATGATTAACTTTTTCATGTGACTTTCCTTTTGAGGTGAGCCTTCGCCCGGAGTGGTCGCCCTGCAGAACAGTCACACGACCATTCCAAAGGCTCACCCCGAAAAGCTCTGCAGGTTTATGCGCCGGGCGTGGCGCGGATAAAAAAAGGCCCGCAAATGCGAGCCTATGGTTGTGTGGTGGTGAGCGCCCAACTCTCACTTAAAGCCAATCGACAAATTTTTATCGCTGCTTTATGGGCCGGGATTAACCGATATGTTCTTTCACCACAATCGTGCTTTGTTCCGCTTACTGGTACGGAGCGCTCAACATTAGTTTGCGCAGATCCAAATTGTGGCCCTGCTTTAAAGTCACTTTGCGCGCAGCTGGGACATGTAAGTTACGCATTGTGATCGGGATTCGCTTCAGACGCTGGCCCCGCTGCCATTCTGGTGCTGGTTGACGGAATCGAACCGCCGACATCCTGCTTACAAGGCAGGCGCTCTACCTGCTGAGCTAAACCAGCAAATTACGCATTTCCATGACCGTCTGATCAAATCGCTCCTTCTCAAGCTCAACACCGATACCATTCCGACCGAGCAAAGCGGCCTGCTTAAGCGTTGAGCCAGAGCCGAAGAAAAAATCCGCGACAACCTCACCAGGTCTGCTGCTTGCTTTGATGATCTGCTGCAGCATATCGGCAGGCTTTTCACATGGGTGCTTCCCCGGGTAAAACTGAACCGGCTTATGGGTCCAGACATCGGTATATGGCACCGTGACAGAAACGCTGAATGGTCTACGTAGCCGCTGATACTCCTGATGGAGTTCTGCGTATTTCCGGTTAAGTGATTGCCATGTTGCCACCAGCTGGTGGTGTGGCCTCTCCAGCTCATTGCGAGCATGCTTGTCACCGGCAATTTGCTGGAATAATGCCTGGAGCTTCAAATAATCGGATTCGCTCGGCAACAGCCACTGGCTAAGACCAAACCAGTGGGAAACCATATTTTTCTTTCCCGTTGCAGCAGCAATTTGGGCAGAGGTTACCCCCAGAGACTCTCTGGCATCACGGAAATATGAAATTAAGGGAGTCATGACATGCTGCTTAAGCTCGCTGCATTTGACAGCGAAACCATCATCTTTCGGCCTGTAAGGGCCCTGATAATGATCAGCAAAAATGATCCGCTCAGTAGCCGGGAAATATGAACGCAGACTTTCTTTATTGCATCCGTTCCAGCGGCCTGATGGTTTGGCCCAGATGATATGGTTGAGCAGGTTAAAACGCTCTCTAACCAGTATTTCAATATCGGAGGCTAAACGGTGCCCGCAGAACAAGTACATACTGCCGGAGGGTTTTAATACCCGCCAGAACTCGGACAAACATCTATCCAGCCAACGTAAGTAATCCTCGTCCCCTTTCCACTGATTATCCCAGCCGTTCGGTTTTACCTTAAAGTAAGGCGGGTCCGTAACGATCAGGTCGATAGAGTTATCAGGTAGCGATGGAAGATATTGCAGGCAGTCAGCATTCACCAACTCAATACTGGATATTTTTACAGTGTTTTTCATAGATCAGTAAGCGTAACTCTGGTAGGCTCACTATGCTTTTGCGCTAAAGCAGTGGGCCATGGTTCGCTTGTGACCTTCTACATGAGCGAATGGCTGGCCGGGTGCTACAACACCCACCAGCCGCCCATTTTCACAGCAGGAAACCTCCGTTACTGGAGGCGCTTGTAACACCCAAACTGGTAATCAGATAACCCCGCCATCACAAGCTGCGTCAGTATTAACTGGCAACGTTCGCGCGTCAGGTGCGTATTCTGTGCAATCTCTCCAGCCGTTGCAGGCTTGTCGCTTAAGGCGTTCAAAACCGCTTTGGCTGTTTCTGTCATATCTTGCTGATTTAGCATGTCTTTTACCCTTTCATTTGGCGTGACACACAGATAACTCTGGTCGAATAATTCAGCAAGCGACAAATTACCGCCACTGCGACAAATATGATTCGCAGCCATAAAAAAACCCGCTCGGAGGCGGGTTTGATAACATTGAACATACAATGCCCATCGTTAAGATTAAATTTACACAAAAACGGCAACTTTGCAAGTATCGTGTCGCTATTTCATGCGAAATTTATCAAATTAGTCGTTTTTGTAACTCTCCGGAGTTGAGCATCAGTAAAACTCTCCTCCACAAAACATTTGGTCACCAGGCTTTCATAAAAAGGTTTCCAGCTATAACGCCAGGTACGCTCCGGCAAGCCAGGTAACTCTGAAAGGATGCCGCGGTATGCATTGGAGGATTTTGGCCTGCTAAACCCGCGGCCTTCACAACGCTTACATGTCTTGTAGACAGGCACTCCCTGAAGTTCTGATTCTTTGCGATCAAGTGTCTTCCCCGTCCCGCTGCACTGGCAGCGCTTACTGATTTTCCCGGTGCCATGGCATTTCACACAAAGCACGTGATCGACATCCTGCACCTGCCGCTTAACCTCGAAATCCGAAGGTGACTGCCTGAGGTCTTTTGCCCATTGCGGTAATCTCATTGTGTAGTGGCTTTTCTCGACCATTTTAACTTTCTTCACGAACCCCTTACCTGCACATTTCGTACAGTCCGTAGTATCCGCAGCTGATGAGGCGTAGTCGTGATATGCGAACCTGGCGATGATCAGCATGCAAAGAGGAAATTTCTTGCCGGCGGCTTTCCTGACTGAGCGGGGAGCATTCTTCTTTGCATATTCGGCCAACCAGTGAATTGAGGCCATGCGGTCATTCTCGCTGATGCCAGCTTTACCCAGGAACATGGATAATCCGATCCCCGCTTCGGCCTGCGTCATCCCCAGCGCAGCCATAACGTCAGTTACGGTGAGTTGTTCGCTGGCAGTTGCTCTCCCGCTATCTGATATATGCATTCCTTTCGGGGCAAAGAATTTTGGAATTGATTCGATATTCATGCTCAGCACTCCATACACTTATTCTTTAAAAATGACGCCAATGCCAAGCGCACGATCAAGAAAACGGATTAGCAGCTCCAGCTGCGAACCATACTTCTCTTCAAATGCGATGAGGTTGGCATGTAGTTCATCGTGATGCGCTCTGCACAGCGGTATCACGAACAGGTCATGGGCTTTGGTTGCTGTTCCTCCCATACCATGCCCTATTATATGGTGTGGATCGTCAGCTGGTTGCCTACAGCAGGCACATTCCTGTGTTTTTACCCACTGGGTGTATTGAGGACAAATCCAGCGCCGGCGCTTCGGTCGCAACATAAATGCTTCAGGGCAGTCCGGATCCACGCCCAACCGGAGAATAGGTCTCCCAGCATCCTGATCACACGTCTCCAGATCCCCTGTTATGGCATGGCTTTCCCTCTTATCCAGACGTCTTTTAAGTATGTCGGCTGCGGGTATTGCCGGGATGATGTCGCTGTCCCTGTATACCGAACGGTGCGGCTCTGGAGCTATCCGCAAGGCCTTTTCAGCCATAGCCTCCGTTATCGCATCAGAAATCCCAGACTGAACAGCCCACCAGCACAACTCTGCCAGGGATAATGTCCTTTCCCGGGTGCATCCAAGCGAAAGCAGGACCATATCGATGACCCAGTCGATAACATTACGGCTTGCTATTTCCTTGATCGCCGGATCCGGCTCATCTCGAAGCTTATTGTCGCAATGCCAGCATAATAAAACGGATCCTGGATCTTGCCTTAAGATGACTGTTTCGATGTGGTGATATCCCTCATCATGATTCTGGCATTGTCTTACAGCCAGGCTAAGCCATCGCTCCAGCCCCTCAATACCTCCCGCAGCTGTGATGACACGTGGATCGGTAAAGAAAGGAACAAGGCTGCGATCTACGGATAACGGCTGGCGAGCGTCTGGCACTTTCCCCGTAGGAAAACCGGCCATGTACTCGGGCTGTGGAGTTATTAGAACGCGCCCCTGAGCAAATAGGCTCATCAGCTCCTTTCCCGGTTTAAAGAGTACTACGCCGAGGCGGGGCACAATCTCTGGTGTTAGTAATCCGCGCAAGATCATCCCCTACTGCGTGACAATGCCGAGCAGTCTCAGAAGCTCGGGAAATTTTGATTCAAAAAAATGTGGCTGAGTCTCCCGGGGATTCGCAGGGCTGGTGATATTTTTCCCGTAAAGGCAGCCTTTGGCTGTTACAGACCAGAATTTTTTTACTCCGTTTAATCCGCTCCGGCTTTGCCGTTCCTTCTGATCCACGATCCCGGCACGCGCCATTAAGTGATATGCCTGGTTTGCAGTTAGCCGTATCCCATGGGTTTTAAGCAGAGCACTAAGCGAGAGTGTTGGACGACTGGATCCATCCATGGCGCCGGCTGGAGCATCAATCGCATAAGCAGGCATTAAATCTGGAAGCCCGGCCGCCTGTTGCAATTTCTGGTAAGCACCAAGTTTGGAAGAATTGGAGAGGTTTAATGTTCGGGATGCTGACTCCAGCAAAATGACACCAGCCTGAATACGATCTGAGGTCAGCGCTGTCATAGTATTTTGCACCGCATCAAACGTTCTGATGACTTTCAGATTGAAGGCGGCGCTAATCCACATTGCATAGGCATACACCAATTCCTTGCAGGCGTATGTCCCAGGGTTGATCCCTCCTCTCACAACATCGACAGGGGCAAACGCCATATCTGGCGTTAGCTCAGCAATCAACTGAGCTGCCATCTCGGACCGAAGCCAGCGGTTAGGATTATGACGTTCTTCTCCACCAGCTGCGCGCTGAAAGTCATTTAAACAAAATCGACCTGCTGAATCCCGGCGAACGAAAATACCTTCTATCGCCAAATGAGAGTAGTTTTTGGGCGCACCATAGCCCATAACGTGGTTAGCCATATTTATCTCCATACACTTTAACGTGACGATCGGGCCTGCACGCCCGGTTCGTTTACACACCTTGAGATTAATGCCTGATTGCATAGTCTTCAACCTACCACTGAACAAACATCCAGCACTTTATTGAATGCCGTTATGGTGATCTCAACTCTCCCTCCCTTTGCATTCTCACCCCACTCGATCGTCATTCTCTTAACCTGGCTGTCATCCTCCCAGATACCGGCGTATGTAAGTGCGTCGAAAAGCGCCTTGTTGTAGTTGTCCAGATCGCGGCGGCGGTAATCAGGCGGATACAGGACAATGACTACCTCCGCTGGCGAAGCGGAGGGTTTTGGGACTGCTTTCAGCTGTTCGATAATCGCTGCTCTTACAGCATGTTTGAATTTGCGGCCAGCTTCGCTGACCAGCAATTTACCTTTTGCAGTCCCCTTATTTGGGGACCGCCAGTAGGAATTCACGCTGGGCGGGAAAGGAAGAATAAATTTCATTCATCCTCCAAAATCAACTTGAGCTCAAAGGGAACCTCCCCTCCGCAATAGCAAAGCTGTCCCAGGTCAGACATAAGGCGCCATAGGGTCATTGACGAGTAGCCATTTTCGTCTGTCGCCAACGGTACAAACTCTCCGAATATCCCCGGATAACGTATACGGTTCTCTTCGTGTTGTTTTTCCAAATGATTGAGGGAAACTTCATTAAGTTTCACTTTCACGATGCTGTTGAGGTTAACGACCAGCTCCTTTCGGGAAAACGAAGGAGTGATGCTGATACCGCGGGATACCCCGCGGGTGATTGTGATGGCCCCTTTTCTCTCCAGTGCCTTCAGGTGGCTTGCCGCCGCATTGGGGGACCGGCACCCCAGCATGCCGGTCAGCTCGTAGGTAGTAGGCGGGAAACCATGCTTACGCTGGTAGTCGATCAGGAGGTTCAGAACCTCCTGCTGCCTGAGTGTCAATTTCGTCACGCGGCTCGCTCCTGTTTGTTAACACACATTTCCGGCAGATTGGCCCTAACCAGCGCCTCAGCGAACGGGGGCGGAACGGCATTGCCGCAGCGTGCAACCTGCTTATCCTTCGCATACTTCACCCCGCGGTAATCCCGATCGATGATGTACCACTCCGGGAACCCCTGCGCCCGGTAGAGCTCATGTGGCTGCAGCATGCGCATGCCGATGTCGACAATGCGGTAAACGATGCCCTTAATCGTCACCAGTTCGCTGACGCCAAAAGAATTGAGGAACTCTTTAACTTGATCCGCACGCCGCTCGTCGTAATCATTAGCCGCCAACAGCGCGCTAACCTCTCCCACATGCTGACCTCCAGCGGTGATTGTCGGCATCGGTTCATCGGTACGCTGACCATCACGGCAGGTACCACGCAGTTTTACCAGGTGCGATGTCACAAGAGCGTGATGATCAACGGTAGTAACTGAGTGAGCTGGCTCATCAAGCGCAACGCCCGGACCGGTGTAATTCCCGCCATAGTGTTTCGCCAGGAACGCAGTTGTTACGGCAAACTTATTGCCCCCAGCTGTAACAGTACCCAACGGTTTACCAAGATTGAGAACCCGCGGCGATTGCCCCACCCGTTCGCCATACCCCATCTGAATAAGCGTGGCCATGGCTAACTGAGACTTACCCCCACCACCAGCGGTAATCGTAGCGCTGGGCTCATCTGCCCGGTGGCCGATACTGCCGCCGAACTGGCGCGCGATCACCGGCGCAACTATGCATGCTCGAGATTGCTTAAGGATGGTATGCGCTGGTTTGTTGAGTGGACGCGGTTTCGCCTGGTACTGGCTACCACCATTTCCAGCCATAAACGGCGCCAGAGTAGGTACAGCCAGCGCGTAGCCGTGGGTTTTGGTAATTGTCTGTATCGGCGAATACAACGCCTGTCCACGGAAACAATCATATTTACCGCGCGTCGTGGTGTGGTTGCACTTCACGATAAACGGCGACGCGCTCTCGATAACAAAGCGTTGGATGCCGCGCGCGATCCGCTTAAGCGTATTCTCTGCCAGAGACTTTTTGCGGTCGAAAATGCTTGGCGCTGGAATTGACCAGTCGATGCATTCTGCAGCTGTGCGCCATGGTGCCAGTTTGCCAGAAATCACCGCCGGCGATTTCGGATCCCCGTGAGTAGCTGCCGGCCAGACTATCGGCTGCCCGTCCCGTCGCATAACCATGAAGAAACGTTTTCGGATAGTTGGCGCGCCGTAGTCGCAGGCGCGCAATTCGCGATAATCGACGTCATAGCCCAGCCCGGTAATCAAACGCATCGCCTGTTCGCTATCCGGCGATAACTCCAAAAATTCGCAGCATTCCAACAACGCAGGGTGATCTGCAGGAACTCCGGATGTCAGCATGCCTACGAACGCCTCGAACGTTTCACCAACGCGGTCCGGATCCGGACGCATTTCCGCCGCCAGTAGTGGACCCCACGTTTTAAACTCTTCGACGTTCTCCAGCATCATTACCCGCGGACCAACATCCAGCGCCCAGCGAAGAACGATCCACGCAAGCCCACGAATCGCTTTTTCAACTGGTTTAGCTCCTTTCGCTTTGGAAAAGTGGCGACAGTCTGGGGAGAACCAGGTCAGGCCAACAGGTTTGCCGCTGGTTGCTGCGCCAGGAGAAACATCGAACACGCTTTCGCAGTAGTGCAAGGTATCCGGATGATTGGTACGGTGCATGGCCACAGCGTTTTCATCATGGTTAATGGCAATATCGACACTACGCCCAAGAGCCATCTCAATCCCGGTAGAAGCGCCGCCGCCTCCGGCAAAGTTATCAACGATAATTTCACGCATGGCTAACCCCCTGCATACTGCTGACCAGTCCGCTGGCAATAGTTATGATTTCGGTACTGGGCGTACGCTCAAGCCACAACTGATTGATGTGTGCCTTCAGCTTGTTTTGCTGAGACTCGTTAAGATGATTCACGCCTTCGACTTGCTCAAAAACCAGGCCTACTTCCAGTGGCCATATCCGGCTTTCGGGTAAGGTCTGTTTGGCAACTGAGAGAGCTTCCCGAACATGGCTGCGGATCAGTCTGCTGTTGAACCAGCTTGCTTTATCCAGGCTGCCAACAATATCGATGAACTCAGTGACCGGGCATGTGTCGATAAACTCTGCATACACCGAATTCATGCGTTCTATGGTTTCTTCACGTGCAATTGTGGATCCGAGATCAATACCGTTTAGCCAGCCCACCAGCGCTTGTTTCGCAGTTTGTTTGATGATCAGGGATTGAGCTGTGGCGATCACTTCTGAGTTAACCGGCGTAAACTCCGGTTTATCCACTGAATCAGCCGCCCAGGTATGGCCAAACTTTGACTCGGCAAAGGTGTACTCGGCTTTATCTCCAAAAGCCGCAACCACGCAAGCCCAGGATCGTATGCCGCTTTTCGCGAGGATTTCGTCCTGAAGAAGCGGGATTTCAGTTTCAGCTTGATCTGTCTGAGGCTGATCCGTTACTGAAGCTGTTGCCTGTTTACCCACGGCGTACTGGGCCAGGGCCATACTCGCGCGCCCCTTCGCTTCAAGAGCCACACGATCGATATAGCTAAAGCGCTCCCCTCGCCATGACTTATCAAACACAACAATCGCCCCGGCAAAGAAGGCACTGGTCGGCTTCTGCTTATCGTCCGCCGGCTTAAACCAGGTAGGCAGATCGAAACCGATGCGACCACGAATAAAACAGACATGATCCGCATCTTCTGGCCACCATGTCTCACTCGTTGCTGACTTCACCAGAAAGACATAACGACCACCCTTTTCACGCTGAGCGGATGCATAACTCATGATGTGGGTCATGCCTGTGATCGCCTGCTTTTCGTGATACTGAGAACGGCTATACGGCGGATTTCCAAATGCCGCGCCGCCGAGTTCTATCAGTCGCGCCGCCCAGTCCTGCGTCAGGGCATTATCTTCTGCTGAGTACCACGCAGGGCATTTTGCGTTGCTTTCATCTGCAAAGAGGTCAAGCACCAGCGGGCCATACATAGCGTTAACCCCCCAGAACAGCAGATCGGGCGTTCTCCACTGGTCGCCCACCTCCTTGAGATAGTGGGCAGGTGCAGCACGTAATGCATCGAGAGCATCACAGTACTGGCTTCTGGTGATTGGGAGTTCGGACTCATCCACCAGCATTTCGCCTTCGCTGGTCGTGTTCAGTCGATGCACAGATCACCTCCGCAGTAATTCCCGGCTAAGAGACACTCAGTGTGTGATTTCCCCATGCGTGCTTTCCGGAGGCAGGCATTTTTCTGACGAATGTAATACTCAAGAGTTTTCTGGCTGCAGCTTGAGGTACTGAGCTGGTGCCATACAGTAGCGGCCCGGCGATACAGGCTGCGCTCTTCGAGTTTTTTAGCGGCTTTTTCCTGTTCCAGGTTGCCTCTGGACTTAAAGTCGTCCTGAAGGTCATTGCAGCAGGATGCATCATTGATGACTCGATAAATAAAACCGCATGAGGTTGCTTTGGTCTCCAGGCGCCCTTCTGTGTACAGGCGATATACGGCACTTTTCACAGAAACAGGTTTGCAGTCAGGAAAGGCGGCAATGATATCGCGCATTTTCTGATCTGGGTTTTTAGCAATGAATTCAAAGGCCATTTGAGTAATGTTCATCCACGAAACCCCTTCGGTATGGTCGTTTGCACTGCACCAATTTGGTTGATATCACGCGGCTTAGTTCTGTCCCAGCATTCCCGTGGCGGCCGCCCTTTGGCATCCCAGCGGATAGCGCTCTGCAGATAACCTTCGAATTTTTTAGGACCAAAAAGCGTCTCGGGGCGCATGTACTGGTATTGCTCGTCGTTGCCATGCCAGTGCTCATGCTTAACGTCGATAACGAGTTTCAGATCTGGAACGGTATGCCCCTCACGCAGACGTGCCCGAATGTTTTCGAGGGAAGTTTTTGACTTCTGAAACCGGGAGCCACTTACCTGGTTCAGATGCGTCAGAACTTCGATCGCATGGTCAGTGATTACCACTTCAGGATCCGGCTTATCGTCGGGTTCCGCAGGAGCCCGACAAAAAGGTTTTTTAGATGACGGATCTAATGACGGATCTAATGACGGATCGCCTTCAACCATTGAGGGGTGCCCCCGCAATATTTGAGGGGATGCAGACCCATTATTTGAGGCATCAGAATTTGACCCCTCAAATTTTGAACCCTCAATTTCTGAGGCATCAAATTTTGATTGTTCACGCGGGGTTGCGTAGAAGAGTTTTGCTTCAGCTGCTGCACGTTCCAGCATATCGACGTTGAGTTTGTAGACGTTCGAATTATTCTTGCCGCCTACGCGACGCTCCTGCTTCTTCAGCCACCCTTTCGCCTGAAGTTTTTTAATGGCGCTTCGAACAGTGTTCTCGCTCTTTGCCCCGATCTGTCGCTGAATAGTTGTCACAGCAGGCCACGATATTCCTTCATCGTTGCTGAAGTCAGCCAGGCGGGCCATGACCGCTATTTCAGATATGATCAGGCCTTTGAAAGCACAGGCTTCCCATACCAGACCGTGTAATTTACTGCTCATGGCTGCCCTCTACTTCCCTGAATTTTCGTTGAAACTGATCGAGTGGGCTAAAACACTCGTGCGGATAGCCTTCCCTGAGGTAAATGACACGATTCGTCTCACGTTCCCAGCGTATGACTCTGACGGGCTTGCCATAGTGGTCTCTGAACTTTCGGTTAACTTCGCGCATAACGCTTTTACCCTCCGGTTAAAGACCCCCACAATCGCCGTTGCCCGGCTGTGGTTACATGAAACCCATTTACCGCATACCATGCGTTCATACCGAAACAGCGCAGCACCCGTCACTGGACGCATACGTAGTTGCGGTAACCTGAGATTTACGATTAAATTGCTCATGCGGATTATTTCTCCATACACGTTGATTTATCTGCCACGACGCCCGGAGCTGCACACTCGCGGGCGTCACTCTTTTCTGGCTGACAAAAGACACGGAAAAGTAACGTTAAATGCTCCTGCCATTTCGCCATGACCTGGTAACTGTTCTCCTCGATCTGCTCACGTTCGGCCTGGTCAATAACACCGTCAGCAGTGGCTTTGCGTAGATACTGCGAGTGTTTTCCTATCCACTCGATCGACTCCATCAGGCGCTGGTTAATATCGGCGTTGTCAACTTCCTCGATATCGGCCAGTGGCACGAATACCCCGTTCGAATGGCGTGCTATCGCATTGGCAATGTGGTTTGATCCACCAGCACGTTGCAGGACCATTGCCCAGCCGATTGGGAAGATCTGATCACCATCCGAACGAAGGCGGTTAAATAACGCATTTTCTGTAACGCCCAGCCATTCAGCGGCCTCTTCATAACCACCATCTAAATCGGTGATCGTCTTTTTGATCGCAGCCACCAGCCATGCCGGTTGCTTATCGACTTTCCACTCAGGTTCTATACCCACGGCTTACCCCCTACTTCTGTGGTTACTGCTGAGTCGTTGGATTGATATTCTTGTGATAGAGGGAGGCGTCGTACTTCAGCCTTCCATCTGTGATCCGCTCAATGTAGAGCGCTTGTTTCTCGGGGATAACTTCTCCCCACTGGCATACAGCACTATGGGTTACCCCCAGAGCTGTAGCGGTTTTAGATATACCGCCATAAAACGTTACGACTTTAGCTTTCAACATGGATTACCTCCCCTATAAAGTTAGCATACTTACATGCTATATCGACAGCATACTTACGTCAATAAAATGTAAGATTGCTAACGTGTGATCCGGAGGAGATATTATGGATACCGTTGGCAGCAGATTAAGATTTAGACGTAAGCAGAAGAAACTTACGCAACGTGATGTTGCTGAGTGGGCCGGCGTCAGCGCGTCTGCGGTTACACAATGGGAAAATGATTCAACCAAGTTATCAGGCGAGAATCTCGTATTAGTATGTCAGTGCCTGAGATGCTCTCCCGAGTGGCTTATCTTCGGTACAGGCGATATCGAGAACGGTATTAACATTAACCTTATATCTGTTAGAGAAGTGCCGGTTATATCTTGGGTTCAGGCTGGGAACTGGACCGAGGTCATTGGCGATCCAGCTAATGAACTGGTTAAAACTACAAAGAAGCTTTCTGAATCAGCTTTTGCATTACGCGTTAAAGGTCACTCGATGACTTCGAGCCAAGAACTTAGCATTCCTGATGGTTCGGTTGTCATTGTTGAACCAGAATACGGTTTTGTTGATGAGGCAAATGGCAAAATTGTGATAGCCCAAACCGTTACTGGTGGCGAAGCGACCATCAAAAAGCTCGTCATAGACCCTCCATATTCCTATCTCATACCTCTAAATCCGGCGTTTAGGGCTATAGAGGTGGACCAAGATACAAATCTGATCGGTATAGTTAAGCAAATAATCATCGATCTATAAGATGCAGCAAACCAGAACCCGCCCCTGCGGGTTTTTTATTACCCAATCACAAAAAGTAAGCATTCTTACAATTTCCTCTTGACTTCCAATGTAAGACTTCTAATATTACAAACATCAGAACACTTACTTTTTGGTGAACTGATGAGTAACCCATAAGCATGTAATCCTTTTCTGGCGGCCCGTATTTGCCCGTTGTCTACGGCAACCGCCAGTTTTTTAGAAGAGGTTTCCGGATGGATAAAGCATACGACGAATACTTTGACAGCCTGGCAGAAGGTGAAGAAGCACTGAGCTTTGCCGAGTTCTGCGAGGCTCTCTCCTAAACATGGCGAAAGCCGACAGCGTTGAAGGCGATTTTCTCGGTTTGCGCGCTAAACCATAGCGGGGGTGAAATCGGGGCGGAGAAGCAGAATCCGCGATGTCGGGACTTGATACTTCCGGCCAAACCAACAAGCCGAGTGATCGCGTAACGGTCCTTTGCATCTGCCCCGGCGAGGTGGCGCCGCCGGACCGGGGTAGATGAATCGTACACAACTTGAAAGCGCATTCCATCTTCCATCGGTCGTGGGGATCGGTTTGTAACTGAAGGAGTGCGCTTCCAGTTGTGAACGGCAATATTCGCAACCGCTGTATGGCACATGCAGCGTTAGCCGCCAGAGAGTTACCTTTATCCATGCGCTCTCAGGAATTCCGGAAGAATGTGCAAGCTAAGTGTTTCAGGCACGACGTGCGCCCCACCAGCGCGGCGAAAAGGTGTGACGCCCGGGAAGAGTCCGGGACACAACGATGAGGGCATTGACGAGCAAGGCACAGAGTCTGGTTCGATTCCAGACGCCAGGATAGTTCTATATCTGGTGATGGGCAGGGAAAAGGTCCGTTCGATTCGGACACCGGCAGTGCTCTCTTCGTTGTGGCGTGTACAAGCGTACTGCAGCGCCGGTCGAGGCAAAGACCCGGAAATCGACTGGGCAACAGCAGCTGGTTGCCAATACCAAAACAGAGCGGCGGGAAGTAAGCAGATTAGCGACCTGGTGTCACAACCACATCACGTAGCCAGCGTGGTAACCCGTAGTACCTGTAACGAAAGCTGTGTGAAGTTTTGGCGGTGCCAGTTTCCCTTTGTATCTGGTACCGCCCTTTTTACACAAGACACAAGAGCATCACCGGGCGACGGGCTCATAACCCAATCCACCCGGGCGGCCGTCAACCGCAGATGCTCTTCTGTGTTGTGTATGGAGAAACCGTCGGCGGTGGCAGCCGCCCTAACAAAGAGGTAGTGCTATGAGCAATGATCGCATGACCAATGTTCCAGATTTCCTGGGCGAACTGGATGCTGGCGTGTTCATCAATAAGATCGCCGGGGCGCTCAATACCGCCGCACTGGGCGTTTTGAACAATGGCAGCAAAGGCAAAGTAGTACTGACTTTCGACATCGATCGCATGGGCAATTCGATCGAAGAAAAGCGAGTCATGATCAAACACAAGCTGCAGTACATCACCCCCACCCCGCGCGGGAAAGTTTCTGAAGAAGATACGACAGAAACGCCGATGTTTGTTAACCGCGGCGGCAAGCTGACCATCCTGCAGGAAGACCAGGGCAACCTGTTTACTCTGGGCGGGGATCCGGATGCAAAGCTGCTAGCGGCTCAGTAGGCCGCGATTAACGTGCTTTTAGTTTAACTGTATTCATCTTTAAGGAAATTTTATGTCCCAGCAATTAGACAGCAGCGCAATTAACCAAATTAAAGACCTGGTGCTTTCTGGCTACCACCTGAACGACATTCACAGTCTGGCCTGCCCGACAACCATTCTGCCGGAAGGTACTGCCGTCGCGAGCCTTGAGCGTTTCGCACTGGAGCGTTATCGCTTCCGCGGCGCCATGGACACAACCAGCATTGACGATTTCGTTCGCTATTCCGTTGGTTATGCCCAGGAAGACGAAAAAGCCCGTTGCTTCATCGATGCCGACAACATGCTGGCGCGCTCTATCTTCAACATCGGTACTCTGGATAATCCTGGCCACGCTGATAACGTCGCCTCGATCAAGCTGAAGAAAACAGCCCCATTCCGCGCGCTGCTGTCGATCAACGGTGACCACCTCAACCAGAAGCAAATCGCCGAATGGCTGGAAGACTGGAGTGATTACCTGACTGCATTCGATGCCGACGGTAACACGATGAAAATCTCCCAGGCCGCTCAGGCAGTTCGCCGCGTTACCATCCAGCAAACTAATGCCTCCGATCATGAAGATGGTGATTTCAGTGGCAAAAAATCGCTGATGCAGACTATCGAAGCCAGCAGTAAAGACGTGATGCCGGTGGCGTTTGAGTTCAAATGTGTGCCGTATGAAGGTCTCGGCGAACGTGCATTCAGCCTGCGCAATAGTCTGCTGAAAAGTAATGACCCGGTATTTGTCCTGCGTATCGTCCAGTTGGAAGCCCAGGAAGAAGCGATCGCCAATGAGTTCCGCGACCTGCTGACTGGTAAGTTCGATGGCAAACCGGTCGAGACCTTCATCGGCACTTTCAAAGCCTAAGCCTGATTGCTCAGCCTTAAATCTCCGCTGCTGCGGGGATTTATTGAAGCGTAATCCTTTTATTTATCGCCTTATGGCGAGGGATTTCTACACCCAAATAACAGCGCTGTGCAGGCGTAACGTATGGAGAAAATAATGAGCTTTATTCAAACCCTTTCAGGTAAACACTTTAATTATCTCGATATCCAGCAAGACGCGATCGAGATAGAGGATATTGCCACCGCCCTCTCGCATATCTGCCGATTTGCCGGCCACCTGCCAGAGTTCTACAGCGTTGGACAGCACAGCGTTTTATCCAGCCTGCTCGTACCGCAGGAGTTCGCACTTGAGGCACTTCTCCACGATGCTGCCGAGGCTTACCTTCAGGATATTCCGGCTCCGCTTAAGCGCCTCTTACCTGACTATCGCGCAATGGAGACTCGGGTTGATGCTGCAATACGTCAGAAATTCGGGCTGCCGGCTGAGCAGCACCAGACCGTCAAATATGCCGACCTGGTGGTGTTGGCCAGCGAACGTCGTGACTTTGAGATCGACGACGGTACTGTCTGGCCCATGCTCGAAGGCATTATTCCGACGGATCAATTCGTTATTAATCCGGTTCGCCCAGGCCAGGCTTACGGGATGTTCATGAACCGCTTCCACCAGCTGATGGAGCGGCGCTAATGGCACATATGAAAGTTAAAGAACTGGTCGCTGCAGCTTACGCTGCGGCCCCCGATCTACCACCGGAAAAAGCAGAGTTAATGCGCAATATCGCTTCACGGCTGGATGTAACGTTCATCGCCCTTACCGAAGCAATGGACCAAAACACAGCGCCGGCTGCAGTGTTGGCAGGCCTGAATGGGGTGAAAAACTATGGCTAAAGACTCAAAGCTTGTATACGGCGCCAGTGGCAAAACGAACGTATTAGCGTTTGAACCTGAAAAACTGCACCTGGTTACCGACAAAACGCACCCGCTTTACGATGAACGTATCCACCTGCCTATCAGCGAGGCAATGGTGCTGAACATCATGGACCAGGGCGTTCTTGAGCCGATTATCGTCTGGAAAGACCCGGAGACAGGGCTGTCTTGTGTAGTTGATGGTCGCCAGCGTGTACGCCATACACTGGAAGCTAACAAGCGGCTGTCGAAAGCAGGAAAAGAACCGTTACTGGTTCCCGGGGTCCCTAAACGTGGCTCTGCCATTCGCATGGCGCAGGCGATGGTAAGTGCTAACGAAATCCGCCAGGCAGATACGCCGCTAGGCCGAGCAAAGAAAATGGCTGATGCGCTGGAGCGCGGGCACGATGAGGATGATTTAGCGCTGATGTTTGGCGTGAGTGTCCAGACCGTACGCGCAACTCTGTCACTGCTGGATGCCACCCAAGCTGTTCGCGATGCAGTGGAGTCCGGAACGGTCACCGTTACCCAGGCGCGTCAGTTGGCATCGCTTAAACCCGAAGAGCAACGGGAGAAGGTCAAGCAGATCGAGACAGCGACCGCCGGCACCACGGGCCATGAAAAAGCCCGGCGACAGCGCCAGGTTCTTGGTGAAGCAAAGCCGCGTATCAAATCACGCAAGGAAATTACAAAAGCCCTCGAAGATGCCAGCGGCGAATATGCCGAGGCTCTGCGCTGGGTGCTTGGGGAGGAGGTATGAATATTGATTCTGAGAATTACAGCAAATACACCCTCCGTCGGTTCGCCGCCATTCTGGATGTGATCTGCTGGGTGCTGATTGCCGTAGTAACCGTTGGTATCTGCATGTTTATTGAATAGTGGACAGCATGAGCATCATCGACGATTCACATCTGACCGATGAGGTCGTGAATGAAGCCTTCGAGGGCACCAACTTCGGGCGTACCGACTTCCGCACTATTCTGGCAGAAACAGTGCTCAAGCGCGCTTCGGGTTATCACTCGGGCTGGACGGCAACAACTATCTGTGTGCGCCTTGGCCTGCTGAGCGAAAAGAACCAGAGCGCTACAAAACTCGGTCTGACTTTCGCCTTTCACCACTACTACCGCCAGAGCGTCCGCGATGCGCTGATGCCAAAACAGGAACGTGCAGCATGAGCAAGTCATTCATCGTAATTATCCGGCGAGCCTGGTGTAACGAAGGTGGGCACGGTATCGAATATTCATCCGACCTCATCCACTACGATACCCGCAATGGAGCCATATCACACGGTTTCCGTACTGTAGATAGCGACGACTTCAACATCGGCGTAATTGAAGAAGGCAGTCTGGTTTCGTTTGACTGGATGGATAAGCCGGTTGGAGAAAGCGAAGACACGCTGGCGCAGATTGCCGAGCTAATCGGTCTGGAGGATGCAGCATGAGTGATATCACCGAACTGGCGCAGCGTATGAAGGCTGCAGCAGAGAAGGCGAGTAACGGCGACTGGATTAAAGAATCTGGCGACGGCTGGGAAGCGTGCTGTAGCGCAAATGACCAGGCCAACGGCGGATTCATCATCGCGCACTTCGAAGGGCCGGATGCTGCGGAGAACCGCGAGTTCGTCTAGGCCGCTAACCCTGCCAACATTCGCGCGCTGGTAGAGGCGCTGGAGAAGGCGCAGGGGATGGAAGCCTACTGGAAAACTCAATGCCGGGGGATAACGGACCATTGCGAGGAGTTGCAGGCGTGCATCGCTGAGCTGGAGTCCCGCACCGTCACCGTGAAGCTACCCGACTTGCGGCAGGTTGTGTCTGGAGACAGATACGTATGGTCTGATGGAGTTTTTAACTATAGCCAAGACGTTAAGGCTGAGCTGACCGCGAAGGGCATCAAGTGGGAGGCTGAGTAGATGGCTGTTGCAAGATTGCTTTGCGTTAGCTCGACCAAACCTGACTGGTTTACTCCAGGTGCCATATACGACTCAGAACCACGCGGTGCCGATATTTGCATTTGTGGTGACAACCTCGTTTCAGACCTCAACAAAGAGGACTGGTACGAAATGAGCCAGCGCGCTGATGGGCTGTGGTTCTTAATCGGTTTTCAGCAGGCAATTTTATTTCGGGGAGCCAACCAATGACCAAATATGAATTACTCGACTTAAAAATAATGAGCAAAATTGATGCGCACCCAACGCCATTTTCCAGTCTGTACGTCAGGGATGTAGCAGAAGAATGCAGACGTATCGCAAACGATGAAATTAAACCAGAACCTTTCCGCATTCTCGATCGCCGGCTTCAGGCGCTACGTAAAGCGGGAAAAATCCGCAGTACATCCAAAGGCTGGGTGAGGGCTTAACCAATGACCAGTAAATTAACCAGAGAACGCCTCCTGGAAATCGCCGAAGATGGATTCCTGAAGCATGGCGAAAGCAAAGAGTTGGCCCGTATGGCGCTGGCCGAAAAGGCCAGCGAGCCGGTGATATTGTACCGGGAGCGCAATCCCTACAACGGCTTAACCACAGGCTGGCAAGAGCTTACCGAAAACGAGTTCTCATTC